CCTTAAGTCTCCCGCGAACCGCCGCATTATTCAAAACTTGCTCATTCATGTTTTTGCGCGAAGCCTGAAAAATAGGGTTGTTTTGCAAGTAATCCGACTGGCCTTGAGAGGTCAAAATATTAGCCAGCGGTGTTAATTGTTGCTGCCCAAACTGTGCATATGGCATAAGGTCTTGGCGCGACTGTTCACGCGCAGCAATAGCTTCTTCTATTGAAGCCTGCCCAGCCTGCCCCTGAGCTCTAGCGGCTTTGCTTGCTGCTGACGCCTGGCGATTCGCAGAATATGCTGACGCTGCTACTACTGCTACTGCTGCTGCAACTGGCATAAATACTCCTCGCGTGTCAGCCTAAAAAAATCTGTTGAATCGTTTGAGCCATTTGGCTTTAAAAACTCAAGCGCCAACTTTTTGGCTCCTGGGTTAGTATGGTATGCATAGCTTTTTACCTCTTCGGCGCCTTTGTTATTAAACAAATCCGCCAAAGTCCACGCTATAAATTCCCGAAGCACCTTCCCCCTACCGGACTTAAGCGCTTGAGTGTGCGCCTCATAAACTCCTGGCGATGTTATAACGTAGATTATAGCGCCATTTTCATACGAATATGCGATTGAATTACCGGCTAAAATAGACACATCTATATCTTTTTCGCCACCCGCCCTAACGTCATGGTGGTTACAAATGTAATTCAAAAAATCTATGTCTTTTGTCTCGCTAAACATCACCGGCCACCGTAAAGCTAATTGTATTTGCAATGCTTGATGACGCGACAATGCGGCCACCTGGCGGTATAACGGCGCCAACAACCGACTGCGGCACTTCGTACCGGTAGCGGTTTAAAACTTTAAAAGGCACAAGGCTATAAGCCGCTCCGCTAGCCGGGTAAATCTTTACCGAATACATAGCGGCAGTGTCCGTGTCATTGTGCGCTGCGAAGTGAGTGATAAGAACGCCTGGGCTGTTAGTGTCGGCAGCGTAAAGCGTTGCCTCGGCGGTAGATGCTGGGCGGAACGAATTTTTAAGGCTTTTAACTGTCATCGGCGCACCAGCATTGTCACGCGGTGAACGTTTAACGATGTTGTATCGTCGTTATTTGTAATCAGCGGCTTAATTCTGTCCCCTGTGGCAAGGCTAACTACCGCAGAATGCGTTACAGAGGACACGTTAGAATTATACGTTAACGGGCCTTTGATAGTTGAGGCAACGCCGTTTTGGGCAAACCTAACCTCAATTTGTTTGGTGCCAGCCGACGCCACCGCAGTAACGGTTATGTGTATCTCGGCTGCTGTTAATGTTTCTGCGCCGTTATACTGTAACACCTGATTAGTGCCGTCGTTCACTAGAGTAAAATTAACCAGCTCCGCACCGGTAAAATCAGACGTGCCGCCAATGCCGTAAAAAGTACCAGACGAGGCAATAGCAACCGCAATCGGCGGGGACGCGCTTAGATACATATAGCCAGATGAGCGTAGGCCGGTTATGGCAGCATTTGCTGTATCGGCGTCGGCCTGCGCGTCTGCTGCAGCGGTGGCATTTGCCGCCGATGATGTGTAAAGCTCTTGCAGCATGGTGTTGACAGCGCCAAAAGCGTCACGAATAGGCTCCCCTGTACCATCGTTTGCAGCTGTACCTACGTTTATCGGGTCAAAACTCATGCAATGTCCGCCGTAATATAATCGTTGTCAGCCGTCAGGCTTGCACAGTCGCAGGTAAGGTTAATTCCAGAATCAAGCCTGGCCAGCGCACCATTTAGCTGAGCACTGATGGCAGCAAAGTTGCCAGATACTCCACTGCCAGATCCAACGCTGTGAGATTCGCCAATAAGTGCCAAAATCCGCTCTAGCTCTCGGAAATAACCGTCAATATCACGGTTTGCCTTTAGCTCAGGAGGGCGGGCTTTATCGAGCGATCGGGTCGCGATCATACACCTGCCTGCCTTACGTCAACTGCGGCAGAGAAGAACACACAGCGCACCGGGTCGGATAATCTAACTCTGACGGCTAGTTGCTGGAAGCGGATAAAGTGGCTCCACTCAATCTCTCGGGAGAAATCGCCAAGGCGGCCTATTTCAATGAACTCTTCACTGCCCCAGGTTTTGCCGTCAATGGATACCGACACCATAATGTAAGGGTTTGAACCCTGGCCATCCACAAGGCCAACGCCTGGCTCTATGCCAAAGTAAAATTTGCTTGTCTCATACCAACCTCTGGGATCGCCAAATTTCTCTCCGCACACAAAATCAAATATCTTCTCGCGAATCGTAATCACGTTGCTGTTGTAATACGTGTCCCAGTCCAGCTTATATAGGTAAGAGTTTGCGCGATCTGCAAAATGATGCAGGCCATAACAGAATGCATAGGAACCGCCCTGCCATGCGCCTTCGTCGTTGCCGCTAGTCAGGTTAAAAAACTCGCCGGTATTTTCTGAATATACGAGCGGTTTATCGTTAGCGTAAAAATTGAATATGACAAACCAGTGTCCGTTAAATTTAACCGCGTTTGCTGTGTATCGGGTTAAATTGTAGGATTTAATAATGTTAGAAATAGCGTGATTACTAACAACATCCGCCTGATAAGACCTAATGCGCAATACGACGCCAGAACGGTCGATAAAATACATGAAATCTGATGTATTGCAGATGCCATGCACGGATGAGCACCCGGAACCGTCAATAATTGCTTGGCTCTCGCGCTCAAAGCTGGGGTTTCCGCTGCCAACATCACGCCATGGCTCAACCGTGCGAGTGCCGAACAAATGAAGCACCTGATTAAACACGTATGGCGCCACAAATGGATCAGGATTAGACTCGGGCGCGGCAAAATTAGCACCGTCAACAAATACGGTGCCGGGGTTTGTGTGCCAAAAATTGCCCGTGTCGCTATTAAAAATGAATTTGCCGTTTAGATATTTTATCGAGGTAGGATTGAATGTTATGTCGGTCAAAACTGTAAGGCTTGTGCCGTCGTATTGATAAACCGGCCCACCTGTAACGATTAGCATCACGGTGCCATTGTCGGCAAACTGGCAGATATTAGAGCCATAAATTGTGCCTATTGAAGTGGCGGTGCCGGATTCGTCCTGGCTGTATAAATAGCTGCCCTTTATAAAGTACAGGGTGCTATTAAATACATATAGGCCACGATCCAAATACGATGGCTCTGCCACTACTGCGCCGCCCCAGATGCTTAATCCAGGAAACGGATAAAGGGCCGCTTGGCCGGTGCCGTTTGGGGTCGCTTCTGGATACCAGTTAGACAGGTTAGTAATCGACACAGCTCGCGATTGCGCCTGGTTAATCCCCGCCGCCACATTCATGGGGATTTTTTTATATCGGCTTATCCTGGGCATTAGCGGCCCCGCATCGTTACATTAGATAAGGTGCTGTGCTGTACGCCTGCAAATTTTGGAGCTGGGCCAAACTGGGAATCTTTGAATACTTTATTCGCCGCCGCAATCGCCATGTCCATTTTCGACTTTTCCCGGTCTGCTTGCTCTAGCTCTTTGCTGTATTCAGACACCTGCCACATCAGCGCATAAAAATAAATTGATGGGTAAGCTGTCAAAATGGCATTCGTTCCAACTGTATCGGTCAGCTTTGCGGGCCTGGCGAAGTGCCGTATAACAAATGCGTAAGTATTATCAGGCTTAACGTCAAACTCGATTGACGAGACTACAGTAAATTGACTTGGGCGCCCGCTAAGATCGCGATTATCAACAGCATCCAAACGGTACTCAATAGGGTATCGAACGCCATTATCCAGGGTAAAACAGCCCTCTGGAATCGCCTCCATAAATCCGGTAGGCAATGCTAACGTTCGTGCGCCGACGGTCAAAACCGCGTTGTATGATGTGATTAATTCGCGCACACGAAGAGTTTTATAGATCTCGTCCTCAGCCAGTTCGACCATGGTATCGAAATCATCATCAATGCTAGTAACACGGCTAAACCGCTTAACTGCATTGCGCAACTCGTTGTATGTTTTTGCGCTCATTAATCAGCCTTTTTGTTTTTAGTGGGCGCTTTCTTGGCCTTCTCATCCACAACCACAACTTCTTCTTTTTTGCCGCCGTACACGCCAAGGATTTTCACCCATGATGGCTTTCCATTTGCGAAAATAGCACCGGCAAAAGTGAATTCTTTGCCCGCCTTGACAATCTCGCCGATCTCGCCGTGCTGATAAAAGCCGTCTTCAAGCGCAACTATTTTAACAAAATCAGTCGGCTCAATCTCGTAAATTTCGTCGTCTTGTTCAATTACAAAAGTCATAGGAATCCTGTAAATAAAGAAAAAAGGGGCCGAAGCCCCAGGTATTAGCCTACCACCAGACCGCTAGCGCTGACCGTGTTAGGGCCGCTCAGCATGTCTTTTAGGAGTCCATAGTAGCAACTCCAGGTGATGAGAGGCGAGGTGCCAGCAGATACAACAGAACCTTCGATGTAGCGCTCGTTTTCGCTGGGCAGAGCCAATACGATTTTGCGGCCAGCAGTTAAAAGGTTGCCATTAATCACGCCAGTTTCTGCCAAAATAGTTGGCGAAGAAAAAGAGGTGTTGTCATCCGTGCGAAGTTGAAAGTTGTGTGTTTCGTCGCCAGTGGTAAAGTCACCGGTTACGTTGATAACAAACATGATGCCTTTAGCTTCACCTGGCCCCATATCGAAATCGCCACCGAAATCAACTGTATTGGTGGTGCGGGTAGTTGTGGCAGTAGTTACCGCCTGAGCGCTACCGAGTACTCGTAATGCGTCTAACATGATGATTCTCCTATTAGGACACAGTGGTTTCAGTGTTTACGATGGAATCGGTAACCATCACCTCATATCCGCAGATCTTATTGACGATTTTGCCGCCGATAGTCTCCTGGCTGTAGTACCCGTTACCCTTGTTATAAAGCTGCACGTTCATCATCTCAAACACGCTGCGGTTCATCCAGATTTTAACGTCTGCATATTGGCCTAGCTGTTTGGATGGCAGGCGTGACACTGCTTTAAAAATCAGGTTTGGGATGTTGATAGTGGTGCCGCTTGTATCCGCCATTAGCACTGATTTATCGATGTTGCAGATACGCACTTGGGTGCGCCAGTCAGGGATTAATAGGCCGCGATAGATGCAGAACTCAAGGAACTTTTGAAAGGTAACTTCGCCAGAACTATTGGTAACTGGAGTCCAATCAGCAGAGCCAGTGCGCTCAAAACCTAATGCGCTAGCGCCCATTGGATAAATGAACTGTGCGCCGCCGTTGCCGCCGATACCAGTAACGAAGATGGAGGTTGCATCGCCACCAGATACTGAACCGGCTGAAATTACGTTGCTGGACACGTTACCGCTCAAAGAATTATAGCGGTTAGCCAGGCCACGAATCTGCAAAATGTCGGTGTTCGAGCCGTAGAACACAGCAGAAGAAACTGCAATATCCTGGGCCGCCATGTGTGCAATCATTTCTGACTTCACATAGGCATCACCATTGCCGCCAAGTTCGTAAATCTCCTTGTCGATGTTGAGCACCGATTTAAAGATTTTAATGCTTTCTTCGCGGTTATTTACTTCCGATTTAGTTGGCACAGCACCTTGACCGGCCAGCACGTTAGAAACGGTAGGCAGGGCAACTCGCTCAGGATAGCGGTGAGAAGTTAAATTATTAGCTTCAGTAGTTGGCAAGGTCTGCAGAATCGCAGTGTCCTGATCCAGCAACTCAACGAAAAAGCGCGCAAAATTCTTACTGCGCGGGTCCATCCGATTAATTTTATCGGACAGCGTGGGCACTCGTGAAAGTACTGCCATGGTTATTACTCCGGGTTATCGTGTTTTAAATGCCTCTGCAACGACGTCAAATTCGTCATCGCTTGGCGTTTTAGCCTTCATGCCGGATGCAGTGGGGAGCTTTTTAGGAGGTGTAGTTTTAGCGGTTTTGGCTTTCTCAACTAAGGCATCATATTTAGCCGCTTTTGCCATGGCCTGTTTGGCCTTGATAGCAAGCAGAAATACTTTCCCGTCGGTTGTGGTTTCGATTGGAATGCCTACCTCTTGAAATACTTCCGCAGCCTGGCCCAAAAGCTCTTTACGCTTGTTGGTGTCCGCCCACTCTTGTGGGTATGCTGTGGACAATAATTCAATTCCTTCGGCTATCTCCGCCTCTTGCCGTGCCGCGCTCAACGTCTTTGCCTTCTCGGCTATTTCGTCAAGCATGGCTTTTTGCCGCTTATACTCTGGCAGGTCGTTTTCCATTAGGAAATCTAAGTTCTCTTTGGCTTTTTCCGACTGCCCAAACACTTCTAATAGCTCGCCTAGGCGCTCGGCCTCGGCCTCAATTTTTTTCCGCTCAGTGGCGACTTCGGCTAGGCGGCTGTTGTGCTCAGCAAGCAGCTTCTTTTGCTGCTCTTCAAAGCTAACGCCCTTCTGCGCGTAGTCTTTAAGTCCTTCAATGTCTAGCTCTACGGTCTTGCCATAGGCCTTAATTTCGTACTTGTCCGCCTTAGCGTCGGGTGATTCCTCTGTGCCTTCCTCATCGTCTAGCGACAATTCAAGCTCTTCGGTTTCGGTTGTCTCTGTTTCAACTGGGTCATCGGCGCCGGGTTCACGGTTGGTCGATTCTTCGTCAGTTGTCAGATTGAGTGCGTCAAAAAAAATGTCCGGGCCGGATTCACGGTGATCGGTCATGTGTAAGTCCTGTGGTTGCGTAACGTGATATTATTACATATTGCAATAGCTGGCTCGCGGTGCTATAAAAGACAGAACGTCCTGAACGTTATCTTTGACTAAAGACTGGGGGAGTAATGGCTAATCACACACCTGAGGCGATGACTGCGGCGCAGGCTCTTGATCACCTAGAGCGTATCAAGGCCGTAACGCCTCGCAAAATGGACGCTGTTTTATCAGTTGAGGTCTACGCGCCTGGCACTGTCGGCGGCAGTCCTACCGTGCCGGTTATTGGCCTGGCGCTTGGCTTTGACTGGGACAGTGGCAAGCTAATTATCCGGCCTGAAAAGCAGCTGACGCAGCTTACTCCTGATCAGGTTGAGTCCATCGTGAAGAGCGTTCGAGAAGGCAACTCCTGGCACGCCTACGAGCGATACAAGCAGCACAAGGCGCGGGAGAAAGAGCTGTCCGATCAGCTTGCATCAGTCACCGCCCAGCGGGATGAGCTGCTAGGGTTACTTAGAAAGTTTTTTGACGCATATGAAAACGGAACCCCTTGCTATGAAGATCCGGATGATTTTGATTGTTATCTCGGCAATGCTTTTGTTCTGGGCGAAGAAATATTTGGCAGGATATGCGAAGTATTGAATCAGCACGAAAAAAGCAACGATAAGATAGTGGGAGAATCCTGATGTGCTACTGCGACCCATCAAACCCGTTTACAGGGAAGTCATGCGGAAAAGAAAAATGCAAGCCATGGGAATGCCAAGAGGCTATGCGCGAACTTACTGCCGAGCGAGACGCGCTAAAGGCTGAGCTAAAAGCCACACAGTCAAGACTGCATGAGGTTGCAGTTGGATGCGCCAATGCAGAGTTTGAGCTTGAGGCGACGCGGAATCAGGAGCCAGCGATTTACCGCCTGCGATACACGGAAGCTACAAGCGGATGGGTTGATGTCACAAAAGAGGTATACGACCGGCACAAAGACAGCCAAAACTATGATGCTAAAGTGTTCTACGCTAGCCCGGTACCGGCGCAGCAACCGGCAGCGGATGAGGTAATTGAGTTCAGCCTGGATCCATATGGAGCTTTATTTGCGCGGGTACTCAGATAACAGGCTTGGACGAGATTATGACCCAAGGGGATGCGAAGAATGGCAATCTGTTGTTGACTGCATAGAGCAACTACTAAAAGGCGGCGAGAATGAGCGATAAGACCAAAACAATTACGGCCAAGCAGTCTGCGCGCAGAGGCCAACACTTCTGGGACGCATTCAACGGCATGACCGTGAAGATCAACCACCAGCGATTCCCCGATGGGATCTTCGAACTAACCTACCGCAAGCGCCAGGCTTGCTTTAGCGATGAGCCTAAGCCTAAAGAGGATGAGGTCACGCCGACTTCTTAGCGTTCATCTTCTCCACTTCTTCCATTGCATTACGGGCGGCGGCTTCTGCCGATTGTAGGGCCGCTTCGATTGCGATTACTCCTTGTAGCTGCGCCCAGATTGATTCCCTGAGCTTGCGTTGATACCACTTCGATTTAGCGTACTGATCGTAGAGACTGGCCTTTTTAGCCAAGAACGCAGAGGCAAAAATAGGATTATCACGCAGCGCCCGTGCGTGTTCTCCAGCTTCTAAATCGCGCTTAATCTGGTTTAGGCGATCGGCCTGCTTATTGAACTGTAGATTCATTTTGCGTGAACTCGCTATCTAGTTGTTTGCCTTCTGCGGCCTCTAGTTTAGTTAACTCCAGGGCGGTTTTAACCATCAAATCTTTTTCTTTAAATGCCATATCCAGTTGCTTGCTAATGGCGCTAACCTGGGCCTTCATTTGCTCAATCTGCATCAATGGCGTGGCGTCACCTATCTGCTGCTGTAGCTGGGCCAATTGAGCTTTTAGCTGCTCGTTCTCTGCCATCAAGGTTTCTTGCTTAACTTCTGGGTCGTTGAGGTAGTCTGACACATTAGTCAGGCCGCCAGCGTGGGCCATTTTAACCAACAGATTGTACATCTTCTTGGCGTCAACAATTCCGGTTCCTTGAAGCGTTCCCATAACTTGAAGCAGGCTTGCGAGGGTGGCCAAGGTCTTCTCATTATCGCCATACCCAGTGCCAACAGTAACGCCGCAGCGGTGGTCAATCATCCATTCACCGGGGTTGATTTTCATTTCCTCGCCCAAGACTTTAACCTCAAGCGCTTTTAAGCGGTGTTTCTGAGCGTAGTAGGCCATACCTTCATACAAGTCTTTAATCAGCACCTCGGCGATGTTGCGCACCAATAGCTCGACCTTGGCTTGTGCAGAGTCGTCTACGCCCTGGAATCGGGTTGCCGTCTCTTTGTAGAGAGTATCGGCTTTAAGGCCCTGGTTAGCCATTAGAGAGCCGGTTGCCTGCGCTCTTTGGCTATCTAGGAACTGGATAACAGTCAGCGCCTCTGTGGCCACCGGTTGCACTTGTACGGGGTAAATAAGTGAGGTCGGGTCAACTTGCCCGGTAGGCGAGTAGCGGATTATGTTGCCGTTACCCATCAGATCGTAATAGTTAACCCCGGCCTCAGCGGATGTATTAACCAGCGATCGCCCACGGGTAAGCTGAGCCGTGTTATCCAGCATGGCCCGAGACATATTGGTGATGGCGTCTTGGTATGGTATTGCACGCTCACCGCGACCCATACCGATAACGTTATCAGGAAGCATTGTGGCGGAACAAAACGCAAAGTTTATTCCCCTTGGGTCGTTATCGATCTCCTCGTTCTCTAAAAGAATATCGCCAAAGATAAGCACTTTGCGCAGCTCAATGATCCCGTCACCGTCATAGTCGCATCGGAAAAAGCCGTCAAAGCCACACAATACTTCTGACGCCCATTCGCTTTGCTCTTGAGTCCTGCGAACTAGCTCTTCATCGCGCCCGGTCTGAGTGATTGGTATCTGGGCAACAAGCTCTTTGTCGTGGCCCATAGCAACAAGATCACCACGGCGGATAAAAATATCCTCGCCTATAATGCGCGCATCCTCTTTTCCGGTGGCGCCTGGGGATATACGGAACTGCGAAGGAGCAACGCGGCGCAGGTATGGGATCGGATCTTCTTTTTTTGTTAGTCTATATTTGATCTCATAAAGCGGCTCACCGCCATCCTGCATTTCGTCGTCGTCAATTTCCTGCTCAATTATCTCAACATTGTCGAACTCGGCGCGGTACTCATCATCTAGCTTCGCCATTACCAGTGCAGTAATGCCTTTGTGCTCTTTGACCCGTACGGTTTTCTTCTCTTCTAGGCCGTAGCGCATAACCGATACAGGGTGCATTGTCACCCCCATTAGTACCGACAACATTGTGCGGTAATACCCGCCGGTTCCGGTTATCAGGCGCTCAACGTATCGAGTCTTGTTTGATGCCTCGCGGGCGTCTTCTTTGCTTGTCTCGTTGCAGGGCATGAACTCAACAGTTTTACCTGCGCCCATGAATATCCGCACTAGCGTTGGCATGTCAGAGTCAACTAGATCGGCGAATTGGCTTGAGATAAATGTGCTAAAACCCTCTATCTCATCTCCGCGTGGCTCGCATGAATAGTAATCGTCGCCAATGTCGGCCCGGTCTGCGATATCGGAACGCAGACCATCTGTAGTTGATATCGCGTTTTTCAGGTACGCAATGAAGTCGGTGTCTTTTAGTTTATCTGGCATAACGCGGGCCTAATTGTGTGTTTAATTGATCCCATCCAGGGTTTGGCGTGGGCGCCGTCTGCACGTCTGCAATTGCGTCAAACATTGGGTCAAGCTGGTCATCATGGGCGCCGCTTGGGAATGTTGCCGACTCTGCCAGGAATTCAGACAGCCATGGTGCGTCACTTGGCAGCAAAACATTACCGGACTCAATGAACGGTGCCGCATCGTAACAGCGGGTTATTTTGTCTTTATCGCGCTGCACCGGAATGATCGGGATGCCTTCGCGTCTTAGAGTTTGTATTAAACCCGTACCGCTCGCCTTGTCTTCAACGTACATGCCGCGCAATTTAGCTTGACCTTTCTGGTGCTTGAGCCAAAAAGCCCTGGTTTGCACTAAAAGCTCTGGCGCCTCCCACTTGCCGCGCAACTGGTCAATCAGCACAGCTTCGCCAACGCTAGACCTTCCCCATACCTGCAGAACTGAATAATCATTCTCCTGCTTGGTCTTCTGGGCCGTATCAACAAATATCGCTCGGTAATCAAGAGGTGGAAGCGCTGACCAATATCGATACCACTCGGTTTTAATTATACCACCACCTCTAGGCGCTGGCCTTTGCTGTAGCTGGCCCGCTGATCCATAGCTGCCTAGGGTGGCTTCAAGCTCTTGCACCTGCTGTTCACCAAATCTCTCAGGGAACATCAGCTCGCCTTCTTCGGTGCGCGGGTCAGTCCATCCTATGGCAGTAGTGCATCGGCGGTCAGGCTCAAAACGCATCGGGATGCACAGGTGAACATAGGGCAGTCCCATTTGCATAATCACGCCAGACACGTCTCCCTCGTTCAATCGCTGCATGATCACAACAATGGCGGATTTTTCAGAGTTAACCCGCGTCGGTAGTGTTTCGGTGAATGTAACCCTGGCGGCTTCAAGTTTGGCCTCTGAGTTGGCATTGTCGGCGCTTATTGGGTCATCGAGGATAACCCGGTCACCGCGCACACCGGTTAAGCTGGTGAAGCTCCTAGCCTGCCTTACACCCTTTTGCGTGTTGCCAAACTCGCGCTTGCCGTCTAGGTCGCGGCTTAACTCGATAGGCCACAACTCCTGATACCACTCGGACTTAATCAAATCACGGCAGCGGCGGCTGTCACGTATCGCCAGGCCTTCTTCGTGCGCAGTGCCCACATAACGCATCTGGGGCATACCCTTTGGCCCCCATTCCCAGGCAGGCCATATAACTCCTGTTAGCAGAGACTTCATGCAACCGGGCGGAACGTTCATAAGCAAGCGAGTTATATCGCCGGATGTAACCGCCTCAAGATGCTGGCAGATAGCATCAAGCGCCCAACCCCACTTCAATTCGGTAGTCGGCTCTAAAACGTGCCATGCCCTCTTAGCAAATGCAGCTAGGGAGCGTTTGCACAACTCCCTCTCGGCATTTAGCAGGTCTTGCTCTGTCAGTTTCAGGTTAAAACCCCGTGTTTTTCGAGACTGTCACTTATATCGACTATGTTTAGGCGTCATTCTGACTGTTTTCTGCGCAGATTGGCCAACTCTTCAAGAGTCTCTGATGACAGCCCAGACACATCAAGCGATGACTCAACCTGAATCGGCCCTCCATTGGCACCTTGCAGCGTATTAAGGTTTTCGGTCTTATCCGTGTAGCCGTGTTTAGTCAGCGTCATTTTGGTAATTGAGTGATTAAACGTGCTATCCAGCCCATTATTTATCAGCTCTCTAGCCTGTTTGGCGTTAATTTCCTCTAAG